TTCTCAAACTTCAAGACTTCTTCAAATCTATCTTCAAGACCAGTTTTGTGGGAAATAACAAAAACATTCGCATCTTGAATTACATAACGAATGATTTTGATAAATTCCTGAGTTCCAAATCCATCTAGAGAGCTGTCAAATACTTCGTCCATAATGAGAAGATTGGTATTGACAGAGTTTTTCATTCTAGCAACTTCACGCCAAGTAAACAGGAGTGCTAGGTCAATTCTCATCTTTTCACCTTCACTAAATGAAGCGTAAGAAAATGTATCATGGATTGGTGACTGGACGGTTTCGTTAAATTCCTCATCAAGAGTAAAGTTAATATAGAAGTCCATCATCTGAAGATAACGGTTAACTTGCTGATTTATCAGCGGCAAGTACTTCTTGATAATTTTTGATTTAACTCCACCGTCCTTAAGTAAACTATACGAAAAATCGTAATAGTTGATAGTGTCTTTTTTAGAAGCGAGCTCGTCGTATGTGGTTTTTAAGTTTTCTTTGAAGGATTCTAACTTCTCATGTTCAGAATTTCGGTTTGCAAGGTTCTCGGTAAGAACTTGAATTTCATGTTCAAGATTTCGGATTTGTTTTTGTAATCCGTTAATCCGAATATTGTTTTGAGAAATATCATTAGTTAGCTTTGAGATCTCCTTCGATAGAGCAGTGAATTGACGCTCTCGTTCCTCTTCTACTTTAATTGCCTCCTCCAGTTCTTTATAACCAGATTGCAACTCCTTTGCCTTAGATTGAGCGTCTGTAATTCTATTTATTCTGAAGGTCTCTTCGATGGACTGAGTGCATGTTGGGCAAACCGTATTCTCAGTGAAGAACTTGTGTTCTTTGGTAATCGTAGATACCTTATGAGAAATCTTACCTTTTAATTGTCCAAGTTTCTTAAGCTTTTCTGCATACCCAATTAGTTTATCCTGTTCCCTGATATGTTCTTGCAGAGGTTCTTCTGTAGAAGAATTTTCATTCATCAAATGACCAATTTCTTCAGTCAAAGACATGATAGAAACATTTTTGTCATCAATGTTTTTCTTTCCACGATTCTCAAGTTCTTCGATGAATTCTTTTTGCATTTCAACCTTATCTTTTAAGGTTTCTTTCTTCAACTCCAAAACTTTCAAATCTTCTTTTAAGGTACGAATTTTTTCTTTGATTACGATACCCATAGAAGAGAAAATCTTAATATCCAAAAGATCTTCAATCACTTCTCTACGGTTTTGGCTAGAGAGTTGCATGAACGGAACGAAGGTGCTGCTACCCAAAATCACAATTTGAGTAAAAGATTTGTAGTTCATCTTGAGCACATTTTTCTCAAGCCACTTTTGTTGATCAAGTGAAGCTGCGTCTTGATCTAAAAGACTGTCTCCACGATAAATTTCAAATATATTTGGTTTAATTCCCCTAACAACTTTCCAATTGACATTATTGACACTGAACTCAACTTCTACCTTACAGTCCTTTTCATTAACCGAATTAGGTAGTTGAGGTTTATTAATTTTACGAAACGGTTTTCCATACAAAGAAAACGTAAGAGCATCAAGAACAGTACTCTTACCCGCACCATTTGATCCAATAATCAGAGTTGTTGAATTTTTTTCAAAATCAATCTCAGTGTATTGGTTTCCGGTTGAAAGAAAATTTTTCCAACGAATTTTATGAAACGTAATCATTAGTGCTAGGAGGAATCACAATATCATTTGGGGTGATGATAGTATAGCGATATCCGTGGATTTCGCAAGTCTTAATCATCAAATCATCATCAATCTCGATGACATGCATTTCTGGAGAATCATTTTCTTCCAGCATCATAGCATATCTCATCGCATCATCTTCTTCTTCAAAGATATAGAGTATATCTTCTTCATGTTCATTTTTTACCGAATAAGCACCTTCGGTCTCTTTACCTAAGACTGTAAGTATGTACATCAGACCATTTCACATGCCTCTTGGTAGATTTCATTTACCATTTGTTTAATGATAGATTTATCAAGAGAAACTTCTGCCTCCTGAATATATCTATTCAGGATAGAAAGTGTATCTTCAGACTCAAAGGCTTCAGAATCAGACTCTTTAAACCAACCGCCAAAATCATAATTTTCAATAATTTTTAGATCCGCAATACCAGAACTATAAAGTTTGTCAATGAATTTTTCAAACTTTTTGGTGTCTGATTTTTTACGAACTACAACTTTTACAATTTTGTTTTCATACTCTCTAGTATCAAAAGTTTGGTAATTACTATCTTCATAATAAATGTTATAAAACATTCTATATGGATTATTTACAGGACAATGCTCCAGAGTTTTTGTATCAAAGATTGTAAATCCTCTTTGATCCTCAACATCCGTCCAGTAAAGTTCGTATGGATTTCCCAAATAGTAAACTATTCCGTTATTCGATCTAGTGTGATAGTGGCCGCTGAAGACCTTGGTGAACTTCTCAAATAGTTTGCTCTCCATACCGTGTTCCATGACGATACTTTTATTAACTCTAAATCCTTGTAGCTCAAGGTGCCCCATCGCACAAATGCTAGATGTAGTTTTAATAGATGAGATAGTAGTTTCATAATTTTCTTGATTAATCCAGGGTATAAAAAGAACTTTAAGTTTATCTAATGTGACTTCAGTTGGTTCGGAATATACGGTTACATTGTCATATTCACGTAGAAGTAAATCTACAGCATTTACTTCATTTGTATTTTTATAATATGCAGTATGGTTTCCTACAATCGTATGAACCTTTACTCCCATTTCATGAAGACGATCATAGTAGTTATTTTTTGCCCACGATAAAGCAGAAAAATCTATACCTTTGCGACTGTCAAAAGTATCACCCATATCAACAATTGTGGTGATTCCTTCCTTCTCTAAGGTGGGGAAAAACACATCATTGTAAAATTTCAGAAAGTAATCATGGAAGAGTTTAGAGTTCTTTCTGGCACCGAAGTGCTGGTCGGTAATAATGGCGACTTTCATTAATCAGTAACGGAGTTTGCTGTGTACCGCATCTTTAATTGAATTATAGTCGCTGTAGTTGGATCCGTCAATAGTGTTGTTGTCATCAAACACTTCGCTAAATCCAGAGCGTTCAATGATCTTGTTTTTAATTTCTAACTGACGCTTCTCTCTCTGAATACGACGAAGGAATGCGTAGTGAATAATTTGAGTGAAATAAGCAAAAGGATTTGAAGACTTATTTGGATCAAAGTTGTGAATATATTGAACACAGTTTTCAATCCCATCAGAAATCATATCTTCTTTGAACATATAGTTCACGAAGTTTGGTTTGAATGACAGGTGATTGGCAATCTTCAGAAAACACTCTCCAATGTAGCGAGGAATAGGAGGTTTAGTATCCCATCTGCCAGATCTATCTTGCTTTGTAGGAATTCTACCGTACTTCTTAATGAATGAATTTTCTACGTTGCTATGGTAGTCAATCAGTGCTGCCAAGAATTCTTTGTTGTTTACGTAATGTTCTGACCTTTTTCTTTTAGTCATGACTGCTGTTGAGATCATATAAATTCTTATCATTACTATGTAGAAAGTATAACATTTTTTCTAATAGTTGACAAGGTATACCAAACTGTGTATAATAACCTTTGTGGAGGTTGAAAAGATTAGCTTTAGCTACTTTTAAATATCTTTTCTAGAATCTCTTTAGCATCATTCACGTTAGATATATATCCCATTCTACGATTTATTTTTGAGTAGTTACTTGATTCTTTGTCTGCTTGACGAACGTAGTTTTGATAAACCATTATCATTTCAATATCGGATGATTCTGACAGCGTAAGAACATCATCCATATTGATTATGAACATATCTTCTGTTGTGGTCTTTAACCAAGGTTCTACTTGATATCCAATAATTTTATTTTTTGTTTTAACTTCAGAAATAACAATTGGACTAGAAAGTAAAAGAAGAGTTCTATCTTCTTCTTCAGAAGCTGCAACTTTAGCAAAGATTTCTTCGCCAGATTTTAATTTAATTGTAGCGTAAAATTCTTCTTCAATTCCCATTTCTTTTTAGTTGTATTGTGATTATTTCATAATTAAAATTTTCTTCATTGTAGATTTTAATTCTTTCTATGAAATGATTCAATGTATAATTTCTTCTTGACTTGGTAGAACAATCATCTGCAATGTCATATAAAGTTGCTTTTACTTTGTCCTTTCCTTTTCTAAGAACTCGTCCAATGCTTTGAAGATTTCTGATTCTGGATTTACTTGGGGATGAGAAAATGACATTATGGAGATTTTTAATATTAATACCTGTAGAAAAAGTTCCATAAGAAGCAACAATGATTGCGTTATTTTCTCTTTCTGTAATCTCCCTGACTAATTCTCTTTCTTCAGCGTCAACTCCTCCATGAACAAAAAATACTTTTCTATCATCTCGCTTCTGACTATTTATCTTTTCATATAAGACTGCTCCATGTGCTTCTACTCTACTGAATAGTACAAGAGTGTTCCCTTTCAAGTCTAAAGTAAGATTGCAAATAAATTTATTTCTCTGTTCGTGACTGATTAAATATTGTATCTCATCTTCATAAGTTTCAAACTTTTGGGGTAAGTGTTTGAGAACAAGACATTGAATATCAAGTTGAGAAAGATGTCCTTGTCTCATCAATTCGTCTGTTTTTGTTACTTTATATGATGGACCAAACAAACCTTCAAGAACCCATTTATGAGTTTGTGTTCCGTCTAAAGTTCCAGTAAAACCAAAACGATACTTAGCATGATGAAGTTTAGTCATAATTTGAATCAATGACTTAGACTTGAATAAGTGTGCTTCATCACCTATAATACATCCATATTCTTCAAAAAATGAACGCTCTAACTTGTATACAGATTGCCAAGTAGTAATCGTTACTGGTGCTTCATTACTCTTCTCCCTACCCGAATAGATACGGTGACAATATGAGTCAGCATCCCAACCATAATCAAGGAAATCCTTGTACATCTGCTCTACAAGAGATGTCGTTGGAACGACTAGAAGAATTTTTTCGCCTTTATCCACATAGTATCTTACGAGGGAATAAATCATCAGTGATTTGCCGCTCGCAGTGGGGCTTATCAATAGTTTTCTATTATGCTTTAGGGCACCATATACTCCCTCAACTTGGTAGTTCCTGGGAGTATGGGCACAAATGGAATTCATGTAATCCTTAACACCTTCATATGAAATTTGTTCATTCTCCTCATATGGAGTGCCATAGAATTTATTGTCTTCAAATTTATAAGTATATCCGTATTGCTCACAAAAATTGACAATCTTATCTAACAGACCAACATAGATCTGTTTAGAGCGCATGTCATACAAATGAATCTCCCCATTCCAATTTCTACCACGGTACTGGGGCATAAACTTTGCATTGGGAACCTCAAACTTAAAGTGATCTCTAAGTTCATACTCAATGTGAGGTTCCGTATTGATTTTTAAAAATACTTCGTTTGATTTAGAAATAACAAGGTCTGTTGTATTCACGATGATCCATTCATCTGTGAATATTTATTACCCAAGACCAGAGTTAAATCTCATAAACTCAATAGCATTTTTGATTTGATATGTTCTATTTTGAATCATTTTGAGGATGCTTTCTAGATAAACAAGCATCGTGTCATAATAATCGATCTTTAGACAAATTGTAGAAAGTTTTTCATCAGCGTCAAGATATTTTTGCATAGTATCTTTGTCCCTGATTTTTTTAGGAAATGGATTCTCTACATAAACATCAGGATCTGCTTTTCCACTAAAGTACTCATAACGTTCGTGGCGTATATTTCTTTTTTGTTGCTCTGCTTTTTTTCTTAAAAGAAAAATTGTATTATAAATTTCAAAATATTTTGCATGGAGAGTAGGAACGTTCGTTGATTCTGTATGCAAATTGTCCATGTCAATTTTAGAATCTTTCACCCACATCTCTTGAATTTTATCAAGATCAAAACTCATAAAGGAGTGCCGCCAAGTGTTGTTATATTGTAAATAGTATACCTGAAACTTACGTCTGCTGTAAAGTATTGAATATCTGTATCTGTTGCATCAAACACAATGGTTGAAAGTGAATATGGGAACATGTCTTTAAAGTTGACATTAAATTTTGCAACCAAATTGCTGCTTAAAATTTGCAAAGTTCCATCGGAATAAATGTCATCTCCACTGTTGGGGAAATTTGAAGGAACCGTTGCTTCACTCTCAAGATCCCTAAACTCCTGCATACTTTCTGGATATCCAAGTCCACGTATCCAGTTTTGTATTTCCATATAATTTTCAAGATTTTCGTCAACCAAAAATCTTAAATTTAAATCACCAAAAGTAATCTTATCTCCTGGTACGTCAATATCTTTTAACCATGTTGCTTGGTTTGCTAAACCAAGATTTAATTCTGGTATATTAGCTTGGTTGCAGAAAAAAGCAACCTTGGGACTTCTTTTCAAGGTAAATTTAAAACCTGTTGGTGAAAGAAAGTTCCTATTTTCTATCTGAGATATTGTCATTTTTTCTAATTATTTAGATAAAAAAAGGACCTCCGAAGAGGTCCTCGTAATGATGTGGACAAATATCACATCAAATTCTTAACAGCAACACGTCTGTAGTAACGGTTCTGGTTGGTGGTGAGAGCGCCAGCACCAACATCTGTGCCCTGAGCGAATGGGTTTGCAACCATGCCATAACGAGTCTTAAACCCGATTTTTGGCTGGAAGCTGTTCTCGCCAACGGCGCGAACCATTTGCAGAGGAACGTATGGGCAGTAGAAGAGACCAGCGTCATAAGGTGAAGAACCCTTATAACCGACAACATAGTACTGGTTACCGTTTGCAGCATTAGCAGCAGTCAGGTTTGCAGAATATGGGTCGATGTAGACTCTGTACTTACCTTGGAGAACACCAGCGAAGGTGTTGCCAGTGTCGTCAACGTTGAGGTTTGCGTTGAGTGCAGGGG